GAGAATCCTAGCAGTCTTTGCAGCATCTGGTCTATCAGTACTTGGTGCTGGAGCAGTGGTTGGAATTGACACAATGCAGGCAGTATTCTTAGCAGGACTATTAGGCGTAGCAACAGTCATTGAAAGACTGGCAAGGGCTTTTTTGGACGATGGAAAACTCACATTGGCAGAGATCAATGATGCGTTTAAGACGGTAGACAAAAAGGCTAATTAGTCATTATTGAAGGTAGTTGACAGCCCTCTCTGGGCAATGGTATACTTGAGTATCACCTATCTGGAGAGGGCTCTGTCATGACCTGTATTGCAGTTGTACGCCATGAAGATAAAATTTACATGGCTGGAGATCGTGGGGCATCAGATGATGGCACCATTCTAGCACTTGAAGCACCAAAGGTTTGGAAGATAGGTCCTTATCTTATTGGTTACGCTGGATCAATGGACGGAGAAAGAATCCGTTATAACTTTAAGCCAACACCACCTAACATTAAAGACACAGACAAGTTTATGCAGACAAGATTTATTAAAGAACTAAAAGAATTTTACAACGAGTTCTGGGTTGATACATCAAAAGATGGAGACCTTGGTTTAATTATTGCAGTTCGTGGAAACATCTATGAGCATAGTTCTGCGGACATGTCTTTATCTAAGTATACACTCCCATACCTTGCTATGGGGTCTGGAGCAGAGTATGCATATGGAGTTTTATATGCAACAGATAAGCAGAAAAATGCAAGGAATAGAGTAGTCCAAGCAGTAAATGCTGCAATTAAATTTAACCCATCATGCATGGGCCCAGTTGACATCGTCAGTCTATAGGAGTATACTTAGTATATGAGCGAAGAATTTGAAGAGATCCTAAAGGACATTCAGAACATAGAATCAGACTTTGACGAGTTTGAAATCTGGCTTGAAAACGGTATTGAACGGGGATGGGTAACTGAACCGTTCTGCAATACACATGAGGGTGATCCCTATATGACAGACGAAGAACAACAAGAATGGGAAGAGGGCGGAGACCCTTGCCAAGTAGTTTTAAAAATCAAACAATAAAAAACAAGGAGAATAAAATGAAGAAAACACTACTAGCACTACTATCAATTGCAATTGCATTTACAGCAGTTGCACCAGCACAAGCACAAGATGAAAGAGTCTTAGCGATTATTGACTCTGCTATTAACTCAAATAACTTTCCATCAATTATTCATGAGGTCTGCTTTACAACTGTAAAGTCAACAACCCCAAAAGAAAATATGTCTTGTCCTAACGGAGAACTGTTTATGGAAGGAAAGGGAGCAGCATCTGCACCTTGGCCAGTGTCTGTAAACAATGCAACCTACCATGGAGACTCTATGGTAAAGGCTGCCCTAACAGTAAATCCAAATCTAAAGATTGTCTTTGTTAGATTTAACGATGTCACAAGTCTTGGAAACTCACGAGGAGATGTGAAAGCATTGGCTTCAGCAATTAATTGGGTATCACAAAATGCAGCAAAGTACAGCATTGATGCTTTGTCAATTAGTCAGTCGACAGTAAGTACAGGAAACCTTGCACTATGCTCAACAGATAAAGTTGTTATTAATGCAGTAGCATCATTAAACACTAATAACATTCCAGTTTTTGTTGCAACAGGAAATGATCGTCGACGAGATGTTGTGGGATTCCCTTCATGTGTTAATGGTGTAATCGGCGTGGGAGCACTAGGTAATGCAACACAACTAGAGGCAGCAACAAACACAGGTCCTGGACTTGACATGGTTGCACTTGGCAAGGTACGCATTACTAAGTATAACGGTTCTCCAACAGATACTGCTGGTAGTTCTGTAGCAACTGTAGTATCTGCAGCATCTTACGTAAATCGCAACACATTTAAAACATTTGGTGAGTATCTCACATCTCTTCCAAAGATTTTAATTGGCACTGCATCATACATTCGTAACTAAATAATAGTCCTAGGCATGACTTTAAACTGCCCCATTGCCCTATAACTCAGTTGGTAGAGTGCCGAACTGTTAATTCGGATGCCCCTGGATCGAGGCCAGGTGGGGCAGCGTGATACAATATATAAAGACTTAAAAGGAGGCTAAGTGATACCTGTATTATCTATTCCAGTATTAAATAGGTATGATCTGTTAGAGGAAAGCCTAAAGTCAATAGATTTTCCAATCAAAGAAGTTTTAATAATAAATAATGGTTTAGAAAATTATGTTCCCAGCAGAACAGATTTAAATATTAGAGTTTTAAACCTTCCATCAAACCTGGGAATGTCTGGTTCTTGGAATCTAACCATCAAACTATACCCTCATGAAAAGTATTGGGTGTTTACTTCGGCAGACACATATTGGATTCCAGGATCATTAAAGTTATTATCTGAAATTAGCAAAGAGTCCTCTTTAGTAACATCAAGCGAGGGCTTTAGTTGTTTTTCTATTGGAGAAGATGTGATAAGGCAGGTTGGATTGTTTGATGAACGCTTCTACCCATATTTATTTGAAGACGATGACTATCGTGAAAGACTTTTTCGTGTAATGAAACAAGAAAATGGAAAGCACTTATCCTTTGATAATAAGTATTTTAATGTTGTTAGCCCTAGCGGAGCAGGTACAACAGTGGAAAGTGATAAACAATTAAAAGAAAAATTTGGAAAAACAAGTTTATATAATAAAAAATACTATATGCTAAAAAAAAGTCAAAACTTTGAGATCCCTGGTTATTGGGATTTAGAAATAAGAAGGTCTCAAGAATGGCTATAATTGGAGTACTGCCAGCGTCTGGAAGGTCATCAAGAGTTGGTGGCATACCAAAATTTTGCTTACCAATATCTGATGAAAGGTCTTTGCTACAGTGGCATGTAGAACAAATGCTTGAGTTCTGTGATGAAGTTCGTGTATCTACAAGATCTGAATGGGTTCCAATTGTTGAAAATATGGATATGAATATTAAACTTATTGTTCATGAGCCATCAACAATGTCTGAGGCAATTAAGTTTATGATCGGAGACTATAACGACACTGTTTTGGTTGGAATGCCAGACACCTATATTCTTAATGCTCAAGGGAATATATATAAAGAAATGTTTAAAGAAACCAATGCAGACTTAGTGCTTGGTATTTGGGAATGTGGGGATGATCTAAAAGGTCGTGTAGGGCAAGTTCAGGTTTCAGGAGACAAGGTCTTATCTTCAGAAGACAAAAAAGATGATTGTGACTACCCAGATATGTGGGGGACAATGTTGTTTCGTAAAAATATGATCAGATATTTGAATCCAGACTTAGAGCATCCAGGAAAACAGATACAGGAGTGGATTGATATGAATCTAGATATTAGGGCTGTAAAGCCAGGTGGAAAATATATGGACATAGGAACACTCAAAGGACTAAAGCAGTTGTATAAAAGTATGGACAATTAGTTATCAAAATGTTATAATCTAAAAGAAACAAGATCGTGCCACTCTGCCAGCGTAAAATAAGCAATAAAATGTGCTATAATATAGTCATGAGATCAATATATGACATCCAATTAAACTCAGCAGAAGGCACTCCGAACCATCTTGACCAATATAAGGGCAAGGTTACATTGGTTGCGAATACTACAGTCGGTTGTGGAAACGCCAACCAACTAGAGGTTCTTCAGATGCTTCAAGACAAGTACAACAGTGAAGACTTTGAGATTATTGCCATACCAACAAATGATTATTGTGGTCCAGGAGTTACTAAGGGAAAGTGGTCACAAGGAATTACTTGCGGTCTAGACTCAAAGGCGTATGGAGAAGAAGTTTACAACACAACTTTCAAGTACTCAGAGATGGTTTCTTCAGTTCCTCATGAGTTATTAAATGAAGTATTAGAAAATGGACTAGGTACTGGAACTAACGGACTAGGACAGCCAACGCTACCACCTCACGAAGTATATGCAGAAATTTCATCACAAATGGATCAGTTGCGATCAATGAGAGATTCTCTAGAGGATGGAAATGTTGAAGGAAAATTTAAGTCACCTTGGTTAAACATTGGATTCTATGATGGAGTGCAAATGGGTGGTAACTACGAGAAGTACTTAATTGATAAAGATGGATATGTGATGAAGCACTTTACATGCACAGTCCTAAACTATGACATCGAAAAAACTCTAAAAGAGGCAATGATTGCAGAAGGAAAGAGCCCAGCAATGGGACCTGATAGATCTCCAGAAATCTTTGAAGAAGAGTTTGCATTTGTTTGTTCTGAAATTGAAAAGGCTATTGCGGGAGCAAAGTCTGCTCTTAATCCATCCCTAGTAAAAATATAATATATCCCCCTGTTGACAGACATGCTATTGTTCTGATATAATAGAACTACATGTCAATAAGGAGGCATATCATGGCAGCAAAAGGTAGTCTAGAAGCAATCATTGAGGTTGCAAAGAAAGAGTTGGGCACAATAGAAGGCCCAAAAGATAACGAAACAAAGTATGGTGCATGGATTAAGGTTAACTTCCAGCCATGGTGCCAATCTTTTGTTTCTTGGTGTGCATTTACATCAGGCGTAAAGTCATTCCCTAAGTCTGCATCAACAGTTCAGGCATCAGACTGGTTTAAGAAGAATGAGCGTTGGTCAGATGCTCGTAATGATGATCCACAAGCAGGAGACTGGATCTATTTTGATTTTCCAGATGATGGTGTAAATCGTATTTCACATGTTGGTCTTTGCATTAAGAACAATGGCGATGGAACAATCCAAGTTATTGAAGGAAACACTTCAGGAACTGCAAAGGGAGATCAGCGCAACGGAGGAATGTGCGTAGAGAAGACTCGTGCATATGTAAAAAACAACAAGAAGAAGTTAGTTAATGCTGTAGTTGGTTGGGGCCGTCCAGTTTATACTGGAGAAGAGAATGCTCCACTACTAAACAAGTTAGCAGCAACACCTGTTAAGACTACAACTGCAGATGCTGCAAAAAAATCAGCAAAGCCAGCAGTAAAGAAGTCATCTGGTGGCGGAGGAAAGGGACCTGTGGCACTATAATGGAATCTAAAAAGAAATCAGTACTAAAAACAATCAGTTGGCCATTTGTACATTTTACTTTTGTTGCTGGAATTTTATTTGCAGCAAGCCATATAATTTATGGTGAGGCTGAATGGGAGTATGTTGGACTATACGCACTTTCATACATGGCATTAGAAATGACATTCTATTACCTACATGAGAGAGTCTGGGCTAAATTTGGAAAGGGAATTAAATAATGCGTATTAAAATAATTAGGTTTGTTGTTAAAGCACTTGGCTATGACTGGGGTGGCGATAATCTTAACGCACCTGTTTGGACAGTAAAAGCAAAAAAGAAGAAGTAGCCTATGGCACTGTACGAATATGATTGTATGCCATGTGCACAAAGATTTACCAAAGAAAGATCTATTCAAGAAAACGATCCTGGATATAAATGTGAAACTTGCAATTCACCTCTAGTTCGTGTATACTCTAATGTAGGAGCAGTATTCAACGGTAGTGGATTTTATTCCACTGATAACAGAAAGCGGTAGTATAATGTTTAGTATGATCAAAGACAAGGCTGAAGAAAAAGAATGGACACTTACACCCCTTGATCGTTGTGATCGATGCAACGCAGAGGCACTAGTCAAGGTTACTGGAATAACTGGAGATTTATTCTTCTGTGGTCACCACTACAATAAAATCATGGCTATTCCAGATGGCTACAATAGCATGATGTCATTTATGATCAGTGTTATTGATGAGCGAGAAAAACTAGCACAGTAATGAAGATTCATTACATGTTGAGGGATCAGCATAAAAATGTACAAGAACTAAAAGATCTTTCTAGCAAACTAGAGGATTCTGGATATAAGTCAGTCTTGCTAACTTTTCATTCACAACAAGGAGACTACTTTATAAAGTCTGCAGCAGCATTAATTCCAGGAAATAAATTAAAGTACATGATTGCTTTAAGGCCATACCACGTAAGTGCTCAGTATGCTGGAATGATGACTATAGGATATGACCAAATAGATAGCAACAGACTCGTGTTTAACTGGGTGGCTGGTGATTTTCATCAAAGAGAAGATGAGCCAGATTTAGAGTTTGACATCTTTGGGGAATCAGAGTCAGTTGATAGCATTCAAAAAAGAACTACATACTTGAGAAATTTTGTAAACATGTACAAAATGTATTGCCCAACAAAAATAAGACCACCAATGGTTTTTAGTGGTTTTTCTGACTACTCTTTAGAGACTGTCAGAATGTTTAATGGTACTTCTTTGTGTATGCTAGACACATACAGAGAAAATCTAGAAAAGTTTGATGGCATTAAAAACCGAATGGTCAGTGCTAATGTAACCATTTTAGAATCAGATGAAGATATTAAAGAGTATGAAGAAAGTTCACTTGCGCTTAACCCTAGGTCCTTAAAGTGGTCAATAATTGGAAATTATCAAACAGTTAAACAACAAATAATTGATCTTAAGGATGAAGGGATAACTGATCTATTGTTGTTCACTAACACAACTAACTTTAAAGATGAATGGAACCAGAACAACGATACGATGGTACATAAACTTGTTAAAGAAATAAATAGTGAGTCTGAACAAGATGATAATTAAAGGGAAAAAGTATGGTTCAGTCTTGTTTGTTCACATACCAAAAACTGCAGGCTCTTCAATTTCTAAAATATTAGATGAAAACAATTTGGATAACTGGAAGAGAGAATGGCCAAGGCATCATGACCCATACTCATATTTAAAAGAGGCAAATTTAATAGATGAAAAAGTATTTTCTTTTGCTGTTGTAAGAAATCCATACACAAGAACCTACAGTTGTTACAAGCAGTACAACAAAACTAATCAAACAAACATATCTTTTGCACAATATCTAGACAACATTAAGCAAGGAAAAATATCTACAATAAGCCCACTGCTACACATACCCCAGTCTTTTTATATTATGGATCAGGACATCCTTCAAGTAGAAAGACTTTATAAGTTTGAAAACCTAAAAGAGTTAGAGGATGAACTCGGCTGGGAACTTGGATTTTACAATGTAGGCAACTATGTGGTAGAATCATATATACAAGAATATTCAGATGAGGCAATAAAAATGGTTCAGGATTTCTACAGTTCTGACTTTATTAACTTTGGATATTCTAAAGATTTTAATCAGACCCTGGAGGCAAAATGAGAAAGACGCTAGAAGACTTTAACTTTAAGCAACACAGTAAGTATGATGTTGAGCCCATCAAAAACTATATAGATAGTTTTTCTGAAGAGTGGTTTATCAATACATCAAGACAAGATAACTACTATGTTCATAAAGATACTAACTCATACTTTGTCTATACCGCAGATCTTATGTGGAAAGAAGGAGAAGAATTTTCTACTCAGAAAACATCTAATGATACTGGGCTGCTTGAAATTCTTGAGCCAATAATCTCAGACCTTGAAAGAATCCACAAGGGTGTCAGAGGTATGGTCCTTTTGATTAAGTTAAAAGCAGGTCAAGATATAGCACATCATCATGATGCAGGAGACTATCTAATGCTTTCAAGAAGAAACCACATCCCAGTAGTTACTTCTGACAGTGTATTCTTTGGTGTAGGAGATGATAGGGTTAAGATGGGCACTGGAGAATGTTGGGAAATAAACAACTCAAGAACTCACTATGTAAATAATGGCAGTGAAATAGATAGGGTACATTTGTTAATTGACATTATGCCAAACACAGAGATAGGGAAAAAATGATTATTCAGATTATTGGTCTGCCAGGTGCAGGCAAGACAGAGTTGGCCAAGGCACTCAAAGAAAGAATTAACGCTATCCATCTTAATGCAGATGAGGTTCGTGCAACAGTAAACTCAGATCTAGGTTTTAGCCCTGAAGACAGAATTGAACAGGCAAGACGTATGGGAGACATGGCTAGACTTATTTCTAAGCAGGGAGTTGCTCCAGTGATAGTTGATTTCGTATGCCCAACTGATCTAACCCGTGCAGCCTTTGGTAAGCCAGATATTTTAATTTGGGTAGACAGAATTGAGTCTGGAAGATTTGAAGATACAAACAAGATGTGGGAAGACCCAGAGTCATGTGATGTCAGAATCCCCTGTGGGATGACAGTAGAAGAAGAGGCTGACCTTATCATTGCTGCTTGCCAGTTACACGACTGGACAGCCCCTACAACCCTTATGCTGGGCAGATATCAGCCATGGCATGAAGGACATCACGCTCTTTACAAAGAGGCAGGGAAAAGAACAGAGCAGGTACTTCTTGGGGTTCGTAATACATACAATACAAGTGAGAAAGATCCACTTAAGTTTGATCAGGTAAAAGAGTATATTGCCAAAGATGAATTTATGGATGGTGCATTAGTATTAAGACTACCTAACATTACTAACATTGTATATGGCAGAGATGTCGGATATAAGATTGAACAAGTAGATTTGGGGGCAGACATTCATGCTATATCGGCTACGCAAAAGCGTAAAGAGATGGGTATCTAAGGTTTGGAACATAATCAGTAAAGGTCCTAAAAATATGGAGTGGCCAGCATGAATGTATCTAAACAAAGATCAGCATTAAAGGCCATTACCTGGCGTATAATTGGAACAGCAGATACATTTGCTATTGCTTGGCTTATAACCAAAGAACCAGTTACAGCAGGTGCAATCGCAAGTTTCGAGGTAGTTACAAAAACAATCCTTTATTACTTCCATGAGCGTGGTTGGAATAAGGTTAAATGGGGGAGAAAGTAATGACAAAGAATATAGTTGTTGTTGGTGGTGGAAGTGCTGGATGGCTTACTGCACTTAAAGCCCAAAGATCATACCCAGACCTAAACATAACTGTTATTGAGTCAACAGAAATAGGAATCTTGGGAGCAGGAGAAGGGTCAACCCCATACCTTGCAGATTTCTTTGACCATTTAAATATTCCTTTGTCTGACCTAATAAAAAATTGTGATGCAACTATTAAAAATGGAATCAAGTTTACAAATTGGAACAATGATGGAGAGTTTTATTACCATGGTTTTTCTACAACAGATAGGTCGCTAGGCTTTGATGCTGTGTACGATAGGTATCTTTCTAATAGCCCTCTTATTGCAGCAAGCATTGCTTTAAATAATAGCGTAAAGAAGATAGACTTTACAGAAAAAATTTCAGAAGCAAATAAAGTCCCCTTTACTTTGGAAGCAAACAAGAGAGATTTCGGATTTGTATCTAAAAAAGATCCTATAGATGATTATAAAAAAATAGGAAATATTTCTATACATTTTAATGCTACCAAACTAGCAAATAGACTAAAAGAAATAGGAAAAGAAAGAGGAATTAAAGTAGTTGATGGCACAATAAAAAATGTCTCACTAGATAAAGATAACTATGTAAATGGTTTAACTTTAGAAAATGATGAAAAGATTATGTGTGATTTTGTTTTTGATTGTAGCGGATTTCACAGGCTAATCATTGGAAAAGTATATGACTCTAAATGGAAAAGTTATAAAGATTTTCTTCCAGTAGATTCTGCTGTTCCATTTTTTGTTGAGATGACAGATAAGATTCCATCCTACACAGAAGCAATTGCTATGAAATACGGATGGATGTGGAAGATTCCACTCCAGAACAGGTTTGGTTGTGGGTATGTCTACGACTCATCCCTTATCTCTGAAGAAGCAGCAGTGAAAGAGATAGAAGAGTTCTTAGGCTATGAGCCAACCTATCCAAGAAAAGACAAGGGTGGCTTTAAGTTTAATGCTGGATGCTATGAAGAGCCCTGGATCAACAACTGTGTTGCAGTAGGCCTTGCAGCAAACTTTGTTGAGCCACTAGAAGCAACATCAATTTGGGTTAGCATTGTAGAGTTGACACAGATATTTGACAATCCGCTATGGCTATTCGAGAACTCGAAAGAGATAAGACAAGAGTTTAACAAGAACATAGTTAGTATGAACAATAATATTTCTGAATTTATATATTTTCACTATATGACTTTAAGAAATGATACAGAGTTTTGGAAAAAGTTTTCATATGAGAATGCGCCAAAAGATCTGCAAGAAAAAATTAACAAGTGGAATGTCAGACTTCCAAACAAGTTTGACTCTGGAGAGCACTGGTCATCAAATAGTTGGACCTTTGTGGGATCTGCACACAACACAATTAATAAAGATGTTGCAAAAGCATATATAGAAAATTCTGCAGACTATAAAAAGGGTGTTGATATGTATGACTATTACAAGAAATATCAAGACTACAAGGTGTCAGAATGTGTAGATCACAGGAAATTTTTGGAGGGATTAAAATGAAATTTAGAACAGAGTGGATTAATGCTCTAAAGACAATGAGACACAAAGAGTATTGGAACAAGCCAAACACTGTTGAGTTCTTTGCTTTTATGACAAAAATATCTATTATATTTCCAGGCTTACTATTCGGTAAGCAATGGTGGTGGCTATACATCTTTGCATTGGTATCAAGCCTTGCATTGATTTGGTCATCGACAGTAAAGACTTTGCCTACAATTATTTGGTTTAATATACTGTGGACAATTCTTGCTGTAAGTGCTATAATTAAACATTGGGTCTAAGGGGGCTTATTATGTATCAGTATTATGTAAGAAAAGTAGAGAATGTAGTAGATGGAGATACCATTGACGTTCTTATTGATTTAGGGTTTGACATTTTGTTTTCATCTCGTGTAAGATTGGCTGGTATTGATACTCCTGAGTCTCGCACAAAAGATCTTAAGGAAAAGGCTCTTGGCCTTGAGTCTAAAGAATATTTAAAGAAGGCTCTAAAAGATGCCAAATCTGTTGTAATCAAGACTGAGAAGATGGATTCATCTGAAAAGTATGGCCGTATCTTGGGTTGGATATACGTTAATGATGACACAGTGTCTTTAAATGACATGATGATTAATGATGGCTATGCATGGGGATATCTGGGCGACACAAAGGTTAAGGACTTTGACGCACTTGCAAAGGCTAGAAAGAAGTCTGGGAAGTAATGAACCTAAGAAGCCAAGCAATGGTAGAGCATTTAATTATGCAAGGTGCCATAGAGATGGCTGGAATAGATGAAAAAGGCGAAATGCTTTACTCTATAACAGACAAACTTGAGTTAGTAAATCCAGAAATCTATGCAGAACTAACAGAACAATATAAGCACCATATGTTTCAAATGATAAAGCAAGGTCCTAAAGCCATGAACTGGAGACTGAGGGTTTAAAGAAAAGTGATACAATCGTTATCTGGGGGCATTCATGAATAGTCTGTATGGAGCGTTGGCTTTAACTGTTCCTTTATTATTAATAATAGGATACATAGTCTTCTTTAAAAAGGAAAAAGTTTATGAGCCCATGATGACTCAATCTATGATCCATAATCAATACTCCAAGCAGAGAAAATATATTGAAAAGATAAATAGAAAAAGCCAGTCAAAAATTCGTCAAGAAAAAGAAAATGTTAGAGTTATCATTGTTGAAAATGAAGCGTACTGGATTAAAGACAATGGGTTTTATACAGCACCAATGGTAGACAATTTGATCAGCAAAGACTCTGCGATACAAGTTGACACGAGCACCATGGATAAGGTACAATTAGACAAGATGTTATTCATACTGGACAAACTAAGAGAAGGGATAAGCAATGATAGTAGGGGTGCAGGGAACGACTAGTTTCAACAACTACAACATTTTTCTTAGAGCAATGGCAGTCGCATTATCTGAACTAGAAGAAAGCGACAAGGAGTTTTACTTGTACACTGCTGGTCCATCAAATATTAGTGCAATGGCATCTGAGTTTGTTAACCTTTCTGAAAGAGGAATGAAGTCTAGAGGAAAGTCTATTAAATTATTTAGAGTTACTCCCGAATGGATTGAAGAAAACATGAACAGTTTTAATCATTTTGCTTTTGTTTCTAATCCAAAAGAGCAGACTTCTCGAATAGTAAATTTATCAAGATCAAAAAATATCAACACAAACGTATACAACTTCTAAGGAGCACACATAATGGTATCAATCAGTTCTCTTGAAAAAATGGAAGCAATTGTTTCCAAGAACAGCAACCTTTCCTGGGATGGATGGGATGTTGTAGAGATGACAAGGTCAGATAAGGCCTTTACATCAAAGCAGGGAGCATTAAAAAATAATGCTTGGCACTTAAAAAAGATCTTTGTCGTTTCTAGAACTGGATGGGAAATACCTGACAAGTATGTAAGGTAATATGAATAAGTATGAGTGGAAAGATAATGCTGCATGCTTAGATTATGATACAAATGTATTCTTTGATAAGTATGAAGAAGATGAATTACTAAGGCCTGCCGTAGACTTGCTATGCTCTAAGTGTCCTGTAAGAAAAGAATGTTTTTCTGTAGGAGTTTCTGGAAAAGAGTGGGGAGTTTGGGGTGGAGTATACTTAGAAAATGGGGAAATATCAAAAGAGTTTTCTAGCCATAAGACAAAGACAGACTGGGGAATAACATGGCAGTCCCTAACAATGGAGTAATATGTATACAGATCAGATGAGAAGAGCATTCAGATCTCTTAGATGTCCTGAAGGATTTTCTTTAGAGTTAGTAGATAATGACACATTCATAACTGTTAAAGCAAAAGAAAAAGTCTTTATGTCTCTTGAAACAGTTGAAAAGAAAAAGCAGGCAATAGAGTATATGATCCGTGTTAAAAAAGCACTAGAAGATAATGGAGCGATTGTTCTATTAGTAAGAGAAGGGGGTAAAGAATTATGATTGAGTTAATTTTTATATGTATCTTGTCTTCTCTAACTTTGCTTTTCTTATCTTTATACGTTATACAAAAAAGGGCTAACAAGGTTATTATTGCTAAGACCTTAGAGGCTTTATTGCTGCAGCAGTTAACAAGGAATACAAACAAAACAGACAAAGATCAGTCTAATGAGGATTTTTTGAAATTTGTTTCAGATTCTCGTGATTGGGCATATCAATATATAGAAGAAGTGCAGGCTGGTTTGAGTTCATTTATTAATGAAGTTGGTCCACAGATTGACTACTATAATGAGTATGGGTCATCAGTTGAGGGCATGCTTGCCCCTCATGATTTTGCTTTAAAAAAAATATCTTCAGAATTTGAAAAGTTAAAGAAACTACTCCCAGAAGACTATGATAGAATAATGTAATGATACGATTAAAAAGCACAAAGAACATTAACCTATTCATCTGTGAAGAAGAGTTTTGCGAAGAAGAAAGCACCCATATATGGGCAAACTCTGAAACAAGAATAGTTGATTTGTGTGATTATCATTACGCTAAGGTAACAGTATGAAATTTTATTATTTTGGTGGAGTAATGGGAAACCCTGGGGATCCAAAAGATCCATCCAACCTAAACAACCATAACTTTTCTGGAGTTATGTTTACACATGATATCCCAGAAGGAGACATGTTTGTAAAGACAGCAAAAGATATAGAAAAAGGCGAAGACATTAAGTACTTAGTAGCCATTCGTCCATATACAATATCTCCTCAATATCTTTCTATGATAAATAGATCTATGGACAGGATAGATAAAGGTAGGCTTCAGATTAATTTAATTTCTGGATACATAAAAGATCATGAAGATGGTGTTGGTGGTGTTGTTGGAGATGTTAATGACAAATCAAGCCCTCTTGACAGATCAAACTACATGATAGAATTTCTCAAAGTTTTAAATGAAATGGATCAAGACAAAGATTCTCCAGGATATTGGCGTGACCCAAATCATAAAAATAAATTAGACGTATATGTCTCAACAACAAACAGTTATGTATTTGAAGTAGCAAAAAAGTATGGTCACAAAATTATTTTGCCATATCACATATATGCTCGTGGAGCATGGTCTGATTTTTTAAGGCATCGTTCTGCAGAGATTCCTCTTGAACTAAAGGGTGTAGAAGTAATGATTGCCATTACTCCTGTTATTAGAAAAACAGAAGAAGAACTTGACTTGTTAACAAACCATGTCGTCAGACCAGTATGGAAAAAAGGAGAGGTTCCACAGCCTGTCCTTGATACTGCCTATCTTACATACGATCAGTTTGATGATCTTGTAAAGACTCTTGAAAGTAAAGGCATAAACCATATGCTTATTAATGCAGTACCATCAGAAGAGGTCAACGTAATAGTTCCATTTATTAAACGATATGTAGAGGAAAATAAAAAATGAAAGATGTGATACTATCAGTATTAACAGGTTTTGGATGTGGTGTAGTATTTGCTGCATTCAAATTGCCAGTCCCAGCACCACCAGTTTTTGCGGGAGTCGCAGGAATTATTGGTCTATGGATTGGTTTTACAGTACTAACAAAAATAATATCCTAGGAGGAAAATTATGAATCAACAAATCAAAAACGCACTGGCGTCATACGGAAGATCAGTACTTGGAGCAGCAACAGCAATGTATGCTTCTGGAGTTACAGATCCCCAGACACTAGCATACTCACTACTTGGAGCATTTGTGCCCGTTGTATTGAGAGCAGCCAACCCTAACGATCCTGCATTCGGCAAGATGCCATCAGTAGATGAGGTAGATGCAGCAGTTAAGTCTGCAAAGGTTGTTAAGAAGACCGCAAAGAAGGCTCCTGCAAAGAAGTCATCTGGTGGAGGCAAGGCTACTAACCAGGTAAAGTAATCTCACTCTAGACTAGCAGGCTTGTTACTTGACAGGCCTGCTTTTCTATGCTATAATATTTATACCTGCCCAATAGGGGGGTAATTTAACTTATTCGCTTGAAAGGGGAATAACATGGTAACAAAGTACGCTATGGATCTATTCAATGATCCTTTTTTTATTGGCTTCAACAGAGAGTTGAGTCGCCTAAATACAGCACATAAAACAAACTCACAGTCATACCCTCCGTATGATCTAATCAAACTAGATGAAGATACATACAAGATTTCACTGGCTGTCGCTGGTTTTTCAAAAGACGATATTGATGTTTCAGTAGATAACGGAACATTGATTATCAAGGGTGAGATTGTTGAAGTTACAGATGCAGAGGTAGTTCATAAAGGAATCGCAGGAAGAAAGTTCGTAAGATCTTTTGCACTGGGAGAGTATATGGAAGTAACATCTGCAGAACTTAAGGACGGGATGCTGCATGTTAATGTGGTTCGTATTGTTCCTGAAGATAAAAAGCCCAAGTCTATTAAAATTAAGTAGTATAATAGATAGTATTCCGTCATGATACATGCAGTTGCTTATAGCAACCCTATTGCTGAGTACGGATAAGCCAGGGTCGCACCCTGGGAGACCTGAGCAAGTCCATAAACTGCTCCATTATTCATCTAAAGTTCTTTGTTTGTTTGCCATTTATAACAAAACTTTATAGCCTTGTCGTATATACTATAAGTATGAAATTTAAATTCATTGCTTTATCAGCAGCATTAGCCATATTTGCTAATGCTTTTTTTATTACCCCTTCACATGCCGATAACCTTCAAGGTGCTGGATCCACATTTGCTGCTAACTTTATAGACAGATGCAGGGTCGAATTTATGAAATCAACAGGAGATTCTGTTGTGTATGGAGCATCTGGTTCAGGTGCTGGAAAGAATATGTTTTCAAATGGAGTAACAGACTTTGCTATGTCAGATGTTCCTTACTCTGGGACAGAAGTAAAGCCATCAAAAGAGTTTACATATGTTCCATTAGTAGCAGGGCCAATTGGAATTATCTACAAACTTGATGGATATAAAGTTACTATAAAGATGAGTAAAGATACTCTTGCTAAAGTTTTTGCGGGACAAATAACAATGTGGAACGACCCACAGATATTAAAAGAAAACCTTATATCAGGAAAACTACCTAAGATACCAGCAACAAAGATTAGAGTTGTATACCGTGTTGATGGTTCTGGAACTTCAGAAGTTTTTACTTCATATTTAAATGCTGTGGCTCCAACAATTTGGACAAAGCCAGGAAATAAAAACTTTTCAAGTGCATTTCCTGGAGACATATCTAAGCAGTATATGAACAGTGCTTCTGGATCACATGGAATTGCAATGGTACAGAGCACTACAAATGGCTCTATTGGATATAATGAGATATCATATGCAAGAGGACTAAAGACAGTGTCTGTTGAGAATGAGGCTAGAAGGTTTATACAACCAACAGTTAGCGCAGCCTCTGTATTTCTTGGAGATTTTATTCCAGATAAAAGTGGTGTAGTTAAGATAAACTATAAGAACCCAAACAAACTATCTTATAACATATCTACATTTACCTATGGTGTAGCATACAAAGAAAAGAACTCAAAGAATGATTCAGTTAAAAAGTTCTTTAACTTCATGCTTGATACCTGTGGAAAGAAGGCTGAAGATCTTGGCTACTCGCCAATCAGAAGTTCTATGCTTAAATTCTCAAAGGCGAGAGTAGCAGAAATAAGTTCAAAGTAGCAGTATAATAGAAGTGTCCCACACAGGACCTTAGTGATGGATTAGTTACCCATTGGATAGAGACCGTGGCGCAAGTCAGGTGAATTGCCTGTGTGGGACCTAACATTTGGCGGTATAATAATATCAATGACTGACAAAGAGTTAGACACCTATAATAAGCAGCAGTATAAGAAGATGCTTGCTAAGATAAAAGAAGATTCTGGCTGTGTAGACTGTGGTGTTGGTAACCATATAATCCTAGACTTTGATCACATAAGAGATAAGAAGTACAATGTGTCAAGGATGATCCATGATGGTTTTTCATGGAAGGCTATCAAGAAAGAAATAGAAAAGTGTGAAGTGGTTTGTGCCAACTGCCACAGGATCAGGACTTACAACAGGCTTAACGGTATGATATAATTATAGTATGACAAACTGCCCAAAATGCTCTTCTTCAGCAATCGATTCAGAAGTTGCTATGGCTATGTACGACTCATCAATTGGTAAGGCATACGAAGACTGTGGTTGTCCAACTTGTAAAGAACTAAACGTAACCTGTGAAGAGTGTCCAGATTGCCAGGCTGAAACAGTTGCTAAGCAAGCACCTTGCTGGGATGGCTATGTACAAAGAGGCATGAAGCCAGGTGCAGACGGAAAGCCAGTACCTAACTGTATTCCAGTCGCTAAGTCAGATAGTTGGATTGATTCTCCATTTAGGATGGTAAAGTAATGCCAAAGAAAAAAGCAGCAGCGTTTAATCCTATTCAGATTAAAGATGGATGGATTGTTAGATTATATAAAGATGGTCGTATTAAGTCCAAGATCGCACCTTACGAAGTAAAGCACAAGGCAAAGTAAATGAAATATAACAAAGTTTATTTTTTACACATACCAAAAACTGGTGGTAGATTCTTAACAAAGTATATTATCAGACCTATGGAAGATACTCTTGCTAAACACGGTATTGAGTATCTTAGAATGCCAGAAGACATGAGACAGCACGGTGGATGGCCATTCTTTATAGATGATGAAACATATGTTATCTCACTTTTTAGAGAGCCTTCTGAGTTTTTTGTTAGCACTGTATGTCATGCTGCTGCAGGTAGAGCAGACTTAATAGACAAAGAAAATTGGCATGTTATAAGAGGAGAAAACCTCAATGTTGAAAAAGAAGAATTGTTTGATAAGTTATCTTACTGGAACTACATGAAAGATTTTCAAGCGCATAATTTTGCTTTAAGTCCAGACCCAGCAGCAATGTCTGTTATTAAGGAAGCACAATTTTTCCATGATGAGCAAAAGGAATATGACGAAGAGTTAATATATGATAGAATTAATAGAACGAATTTGTTTATTAGAACTGATGAATTAAAAAATATGGATTACACATTGCTGGTTAAAAAAATATCAGAAGACTTAGGCGTAGAACTAGATGTTGATTTATCACAAATTGACAAAACATATTTTAAGAATGATGCTTCAAAAAGACTGTTCGATTCTTTAACTCAAAGCGAAAAAGATTTAATTCTTGAAAATTTTACACTAGATAAAAAGATATACGAAGACGATTCTTTATTCTGGAATCCTGCTAGATAAATAAATAGTTTTTCATACAAAATTTAGGAGGGTGTGGTGTTGCAACATAAAGCATATATGTTTCCCGACACACATACTCTAACCACACCCTTACTACTATTATAGCATCCCTGGTAGGATTCGAACCTACGACCTACACCTTAGAAGGGTGTCACTCTTCCACTGAGTTACAGAGATCTAGTACACCAGGTAGGACTTGAACCTACGAATAGCCGAATTATGAGTTCGGTGCCTTAACCAACTTGGCTACTGGTGCTAGTCCTTATTTAATTAGTAATCCAAAGAATGTTCCAAGCAGAAAACATAAAATTCCAATAGTAGTATAATAATATGTTTTCATATGTTGTTTAATAATGTAACGCTTTAGTTCTTTTGATATTTTGTTTAACTCATCATGATCTACCATGACTATCTCCAGTTCTAGTTAGGCACTGACTTCAATGCTCCAAGAATAATTGCTTCTCTGATTCTTTTTTGTTTACGCTCAAACTTTGAAAGGTATGGCTTAGCCTGTGTTCTTTTCTTGTTCTTAACTGCTCTCTTAATTTTATGCTGAGAGGCTTTGTTGTTGGACTTTCTCATTTTGCACCCTGATTTTCTGCTACGCTGTCACATGGACAGATAATTGACTCTGGTAGTTCGTGAACCTTGGTTACAATAGTAATCATAGTCTCACATTCAACGCACTTATAAATTTTCTTAACTCTTTGGCTCATGATCTAATCATATCATATTGGGATGTCTGTGTCAAGACTTATCTCCGTCCCATGTTCCGATCTTGGTAGTAGGTATTCCATAATTTTCCCACAACCTAATTACATTAGGGTTATCGTCTACTGCATGAACGACGCTCCAATGTTTCTTAATCTTAAGTAAGATATCTTTTTTAACTTCATAGTCTGGTCTGTTATCATCATCACCACGCATGTATAGTGCATGATGTCCAATGTCATTTTTAGCAAGCCAATATGATGTTAGTCCACGCCAAGTTTCTTTTCTTGATGTGACAATAATGACGTGCATCTGATCAAAGAAAGCATTGTTTAACATTTCTACTACCTCTATATTTGGCAGGGCATCTACAGAAGCCTCATGAAAAGCCTCATAGTCCCTATTAGAGCCACGAACATAGTGAAGGTAAGGATCTACATTGGCTAGAGTTCCGTCTACGTCAAAGATGTATGCAAGAGGTTTCATTGGTGTTCTTTCATGTGATTAGATAGAGATTCATTAGCCATAATGCCCCATCGAAGGTTCCATTCTTTTTTGCAGACGGGACAAACAAGTATCCTACTCATCTTTATCCCAGTAGGCTTTACCAAACTCGTCATAGTCATCCCATCCAGCACCATCTAGATCATCCTTTAGTCCTTGAATATCAAGTTCATAATATGTGCCCCACCACCTGTAAGGTTTGTTAAGCACTACCCACATTTTACCGTGGTACTTATAACGCCAACCTAGATTGCCATCTTCATCTAGAATTATAGCCTTGAACAAATGATTGCCAGCAAATCCACCACATATATTCCCTATAACTCTTAGAGGCCAGACCCTAGTCTTTTCTATCTTTGTTGTGTGTCTCACTTATTACTCAAAGTCCATTTGTTTTTCAAAAATACTGGCCATATAATTTGCTTTTCCTCTTGCAACATGTGCAGCAGCAAGACGCATGCCTAATGCATTTGTTACAGATGGTTCAATAGGAAGGGCTTCAATCTCTCTTGCTATCTCTTCTCTTAATGCCATTTCATCTATACTCATCTTTATTCTCCTAAAATTAGTCTTGATCTACTTTGTATGTCATTATAAAGTAACACAGTAAATACGCTGCAATAGCAGTTGGTATTAAAAATAAAGCGTTAATCATCATTTGTTTTCCTTCCATATCAATTGTGTAAAACTTTTCCAAGACAACTGTTCTTTTTCTAAGTCTTTCCAGTGTCTGTAAGATCTAATATAAACAATAGAGTATGCAATTGCAGCAAAGATAAAGCCATACTGCTTAGTTACTAAGGCATAGTAGATCCACATAGCCTCATTAAATGTAGCCCAGATCCATGCCCAAATTTGTTTTCTTCCAACAAAATAGATTGCTGCAACCCCACTGAGAGCAAGCACCCATGAGGCATAGTCATTAATCCATTGTTCCATATATCAAGTATACCTTAAAGTTAGGGTTTAGTCAACTTGCTTTTGTTTCCACTTGGTTTTTACCCAAGTGCCTATTTTATTAATGTTAACCTTTTCTCTAAGCACTTCTGCAAAGTCTGTGCTTATCTCAGATCCAAGGTACTCTTCCCCTGTTTCTAAATCAATTAATTTCCATTTTCCAGGGGCCTTAGTATGAATAACTAGATCAACTGGCTTATTAAAAGAGTCAACCTCAGATCCATCTTTAAGGATTCTTTTGTCCATTATGAAACATGGCTCACAGACAAATGAGTTAGACATACATCTGCAACTATGTAGTCAGCGTGATCTACTACAACATCGTAATGAGTTGCATCTTTTTCGCAGAAAAAACACTTAGATTTATTCATATACCGATTATATCATGTTTAAGTTTGTTCATCATCAGTGTTTATCTTGTCTTTGGGTACCCATACCTTTTTTCCATCTTTCCATACGGGCCAATATCCAAGGCTACGCCAGTCCATTTGGGCTATCTTAGGCTCTTTCATCACTCTCCCATATAACTAAACACTTTGTACATTGTATACCAGGCTCCCTCATATACCAAGTATGATCACATTTTGGAGTATATCCCTTGCCCATACCTTTACGCTTTAATTGCTGTCTAAACTTTCCATTTGGGTCATGGATATGACAGTATTGTTTAGGATGTGCTACATTTGCAAAGCAGGTCTTACCATCATTTTTAGTAGCATAACATTTTTTCATTGGCGATGTCTTTTCTTATTGCCATACTTAGACTTAACTTGAGCCTTAGCCTTATCAACAATATACTTGGTAACACACCAGATATGACCATCTGACATGGTTTGGTGGGTATCCCAAAAAGCATCATTATCCTTAGATATAGTGCAGCAATTAGTATCCACCTAAGCACTCATTTCTTGTATGGTATAGTCTAATTTTTGTCATGGTCTTTCGGTTTGGAGCATTAAGGGGTTCTCCACAACAACCACACTCCATATCCCATTCCCCAGAAAAGAAATCATATCGTAATCCTTTTGTTCTGTTGTATTTATCTATTCTGAATTGAGTAAACGGGTCAGGTATTTCCATGTTTATCATACCTTAATTATAGCGATTTTGACAGGGTATGTCAAGTATAATAGATACATGACCCTACTATATATACTATATAGCCCAATACATAAGGCTATTAAGATAGGCATATCTGATGTGTCTGGTAGAAGGTTTGCAAGCCACAGGCAGAAGGGCTGGGTCCTAATTAAGTATTGGTGGTTTTCCGAACGGGATCAAGCAAGAGCAGTAGAATCTCTAGTATTAGACACACTAAGGACTAAGTACGGACATTTCCTAGATAAGGCAGATATGCCTCAAGGTGGGTATACGGAGACGTTCGATGCGTCAAAAATTACGAGACGAGGTTTGGTCCGCATGGTCAATAATGCTATAGGTAAGTCTTTAGAGTTCGGCGCAAAATAGAAGTAGTAAACCTACATATGCCCTAAAGGGCACTATTGGTTATTATCCTGGGCATGGCCATTAAACTTGGTAGTCTCATCACCATAAATAAATGCTGTTATAGAATATCTATTACCAGAGGTAACAGTCTTAACTTCATGGTTAAACTTAGCATTATGAATAACTGCACTTCTAGGCTTTGGATAGATATCTAGTTCAATATCTGGGTAGGATAACTCACCACCTGTAAACTTGTCATTTAGATATATCGCAACCCCAAAGACTATACTCTTTGATTCTACTGGAGTTTCTATGGGGGTTACAGTGTCTGGAAGTATTGGAGGCTTTCCAGCATCTACGTGAGGCCACATAAACTCACCTGTTGTTAGTCTTCTTAGGCGATTAACAGTAGAGAAAGAATCCACGTTTTCAAAAAAAGTACCTAGCCTAGCAAGCAGTTTATCTCTTAGACTAAACTCTTCATTTGTCATTGGCTTAGTTATGTTTCCTGGGTGAGACTCTTCCCATCCATCATCTGTGCATGAAGATAGAAATAGTTCTTGCTCTTCATCATTTAGGAAATCTTCTATTTCATATATGCCATCTGCGTGTTGGATTACATTCATTTTACTTCTCCAATAAGTGGATGTCCGTTGAAGATATCATATCTATAGGCTTCTTGGTTTACTGATTCTGGATCGATCCACCAGTCTTCACTAAGGGTTTGCCCAATTAGTTTGTATCCTAGGCTGCTTAAGATTTCTCTTTGAGCATCTCTCATGGAGGCTCTCTTGTAGTTTTGAGACAGGTCATGCTCAATGATTATGACCGAAAATCTATACTGTAGCATAGGCAGGGCTAGGAGGGCTAATAGACAGTTTCCTTTGTCATGTCCATCAATATCAATCTGCAAGAAGTCAATAGTCTTTGGGAAGTTATTGTCTCTAAAATAAGACAGGTAGTCAAAGGTTAAAGCATCAGCGTTAGTGCACTTGTTAGTACGGTCAGAGGAGTTATATCTTTGAGCCAGACCTTCATCAATTTCTAAGGCAAGCCCCTTCCATCCAAACTCAGATTCTAGTAAATAGGTGTTACTTTCGATATATGGGTCTGCTGAGCCTAACTCTACATAGAAACCATTCTTCTTCTCCTGGGTCATAGATATGGCAAACGACTCTTGGAATGAAGAACTCTTGCTATTTTTATAATTGATCATATCGTCCAGTATAGCATAAAATTCGGGGAATAAAAAGATGTCATCATAATCCCCAATAGCATGATAGAATACCTATATGAAACCAGAACTATGTAACGCAAGCCCTAAAGGAATAGGTCATGCTGGTGAGTATGGCAAGATAGGCTTTTCCCCATGTGGCGAATATGTCTCCCATGAGAGTAATAAACCCTGCAACCCTCTACCTGTTAATGAAGGTTTGATAGATAAGGATAACTGCCACTGTGAGGAAGCCTTATGCCCATGTGGGGAGTTCTTATCCCATAGGGTGTCTGATCCTTGTACCGCAAAAATATAGTTATCCACAGGTTTAGTTCTTAGGTTTGGTAAAGATATGACCATATGTCTCACGAGGAGCCTTTGGAACACTCGAAGTCCCTGTAGTAGGCTTTTCTTTATCTGGCATGTTCCAAAGAATAGCAATTATGATAGGAATGATAAAGCCTTGCCAGTTGTTAATAAAGAAAGCAAGGATGCCAGCACCGAATAAAACAAAGATCGTTACCCATATTGGTGATGTGAGAAGTAAGAATATAAAGGCTGCAAATTTAGTCATATTCTAAGTATATTACGGATGTGTCTGCCTGTCAAGTATAGTTATCCACAGGCTAATAGGCTAAAAATATCATAGTTATCCACAAGTTATCCACAGATTAATCTTACTGATTATATTATTAGACAGTCTAGAAGTGGAGTAAAGTGGAGGATAGTGGAGTATAGGGCCCTTTTATAGATGGCGTCGTAATCTTCTGGGCGACAAACCCCAAACCTCAAAACCTTATGTCGGGGATTGTATCACAAACCTTCATATCTGTCAAACCATCATATGCAGGGTTTGGGCATTATATCCTAGTTTTTAAGGTTTGTCAAGCCCATTTGCTGCATAAAAAAATCTCCCAAAACCAGGGAGAAATTGTCGATAATCGTAATCTTATTTTGAAAAACCTTTATCAAATATTTAAGAAACCAGGATAAAAGGTTTGTTATTTACCATAGGGTTAATTGGGTATACTTTGACTCCCCCGATTTTTGCGACGGCATAGGATAAGGGGCATGATTAACAGCATTATCAATGATTTCCGCAGGGGATCTAAAGAAAGGAAAGAAAGCCTTAAGAGTAACAATAGAATACAACATACCCGTTATAGAACCTACTGCTTCATTAAAGATAGCAGAGTCAGAAAGAGAATCATGTCTATGGGACTTGTTCTCATACATCTTTGCAAAGTGATGTGGCATGGTTTAATTATAACATGGTTTGACAATATAAGGTTTGTATGGTATAAGGTTTGGCCAAACCAGGATATGCTAGGTTTGGGGAAAAGAATTGGCCCATCGTAATATGCTAGGTTTGGGGAAAAATTTTTGATCGTTCGTAATCATCTTTTGAAAATGTGGTTTGCATGGTTTGACATATGAGAAAATATAGGGCGCCCCCGCAGGGGCCAGATTACTCGATTGTGTTTTTCTTTTGGTGTGCGAGTTCTAGAACTGAATCTAAATTAATTCTGGGTAGCAACTCCACTTCTTGTTCTGTAATCTCAAGAAGTTTAAACAACATCTCGATAGTCTCATCAACATAGTCCTCGCCCAGTTGTGTTAGTGCTGGCACCAAACCTTCTGCCACTACATAGGACAATGGCAAACCAATGTCGTTGTATTCCATAAAGAGCGAGAAGTTCTCGTCCTCACGATAGTCAATCCATAGTTGACCTAGTAGTCCTGTCTTATCTGCGTAGTCCATTTGCGGGTCCTTTCATCTCTAACATAAGTTTATCATACTCTTCCATAGATGTCAAACTCAAAACCTCTAGTCTGTGGTAGTTAAT